GCCATCTTCTTCCTTCACTTCATCTGACTTCCTAGGGTCACCGGTAGAAAATTTACTGTCATTGGCATAGATGGGGAAGGCATACCTAGGCAGTGGCAGCTCCCGGTAGGGGATTATAGGCGGGTTAAGTGTCCTAAATTCAGCCTGTTGCACTGCTGTTAGGGTATCCCACCAGGCATCAAAGGCTGTTTCTTCAGCCCTGCCATCCCGCAGGTGTTGAAGATGTGCCATTTTCCTTCTCTTTATTGGGTCAGATGCCACTAGATGAACAGTTTTTTTGTTTATGTTAGTGGTTTTAAGCCCCAGATTGGGCTGTTAGGCTATTAATCCACAGTTTTTTCTGCTTATCAAACTTTATAAATCCATAGCGCACAGCATAGACCCTAAGCCTTTTCAGTCTGGCTTTGGATGGGTCAAGCCCTTGGGCTGCTAGGGCATCACCCATCAGCTGCTTGCTTAGGGATGCCTGGAATGACCTAGGAAGCCTTTGGATGACTTGGCTGACACTTCCTGCCTTCCTTTCCTTTAAAGCCTTCCTAGAGGCAATCAGGGCATCCAGGTTAGCCTTCATAGCTTCTGGGTTAACCTTCCATTGCTTCTTCCAATGTTGAAGCAGTGAGAAATGCCTTTTGCCTTTATTGGGCATAGAACACCGGCTGACCGGAAGGGGAAGGGGTAGGCATAGGGGGTGCATCCCCTTGGCTTAGCGTAGCGTTAAAAGCCATAGGGGTAAATCCCCTATTATTACCCTTTAGGGTAATAGGTCTGTGCCAGGGAAAGAACACAGGGTTAAACATCATCCTTAGAAGGGGGTGGTGCGTTGTTAATCTCCCACTTAATTTCACCCCTAACCTTACTGTGCCGGATGCGCAGTGACTCAGTGAACATACCTTGGGCATCCCGCATCCCTGCCCTTCCTCCCCGCTTGCCTAGTTTGAAGATGAAGTGGGGCTGTTCAGCATCTTCCCTGCGCAGGATGGCTGTGCTTCTAAACCAATTTGCTAACTCACTACTGCCGGTGAAGTCATAGGTAGCTTGCACATTACCATCACCCTTCTTAGGGGGTTTGTTTTGATGGTGGACAGCTACCAGGGCGCAGCCTGTCCGCATAAGACAGGGCTGAAGGATGTGGCGCAGGAAGTGGCTGCAGAATTCCTGCTTAGATACATCCCCACCAGCGAACCCCAGCAGTGGGTCACACACTAGCAGGTCTGCACTGTGGGTCTTAACCAAATCTTCAATCAGCTGCCCAAAGGCATCACCGGTCTTAACTGCTTCCCGGTAGATGAATACATTTTCAGCCAGGGTCTGATGGTCAGCCTGGGTTAAGTGCATTGCATTTGTTACATCTAACCACTGTTCACTTAAATCACCTAGGTCATTTTCACTTTGCAGCAGGACAATCCGCAAGGGCTTGACCGGTTTGATGCCCCATAGGGGTTTGCCCAAAGCCCAATTTATAATCATTGAAGTGACCAGGGATGACTTACCACAGCCAGCCTGACCGGAAAACAGTAGGCTACCACCCCGGCACAGCCACCGGTTACCTATTAGGTTGTTAGGGTCATTGTGCCGGTCAAAGGCATACAGGTCTGGCAGCTGCATCCTTTGGGTGGTTGTTTGCCCTGTGTTGCCTTCCAGGATGGCTTTAGCCTGGGCTTGAAAGGATGTGGCTAACTCAGATGGCTTGAAAGCCCCGGATAGTGCCTTGGCTGTAATGTCCCGGGCTATGTAGATTAACTGCCTAGCCTGGTGCTTCTCAGTCAGGATGTTGATGGCTGGTTTGATGTTCCCTGAAGGCGCAAACAGGCTAGCGGTCAATTCATTGATGTAACTGATGCCCCCTGCCTGGTCTAGTGCCAGGGTGCTTCTTAGGTGGTTGGATAGGGTTAATTCATCCGGGCTAATGCCTTCAGTGATGAGCTGCTGGCAAGCCTGGTAGATGGTCTGGTGCTTTGGTTCAAAGAAGGCATCTGGCTTCAGTGCTAGGTCAGTGCAGGTTTTGAAGATGCCAGCAACCTGGTCAGCATCTACCAAAATTGAAGCCAGCACTGTGCGCTCAGCATCCAGGTCTGAAGGTGGAAGCTGTGCGGGTGCTTTGTGGGTTGTCATAGGTTGGGTGGGTTGTCTGTTAATCAGTTATTAGGTTGCTTGGAAAGTTTTAAAACCCTGCGGACATAAATGCACTGATGGCATCTGCATCCACCGGTAGGGTCAGCTGCTAGTGGCTTCTGCTTGGGCTTAGGCTTTTGCTTTGGCTTCTTCATAGGCTTTGATGCGCTCACCTAACAGCCGGATGACCGGCACTGCCATTGAATTGCCTAGGGCAATCATCCGCAGGTTGTCTGGGCATTTGTCTGGGTGCTTACCCTTCCAGGGAATTTGGGTGTAGTTATCTGGGAAGCCTTGCAGCCTTTCCACTTCAACACAGGTCAACCTGCGCACACATTCAGCCCTGACTAGTGGGGTGTTATTTCCCCCTGTTCCGTATTTAGCCACCACTGTTGGGGCTATGGTAGGGCAGGGTGTTATCCGGCTGTCCTGTCCGTGATTTTCATAAAGCACTGCTTCATCTACCACAGCTGATGTGCTGCGTATGTCACCCAGGTCAAACAGGTTGAAGGTGTTAGTGAAAGGGCTTTCAACCCAGGTTTCATAGCCATCACTGCTGACAGCCCGGGCTGACTTCCTAAAGTGCTTTAGGCTTCCTGCGCCTGTAGCAATAGGGCTTTGTGCAGTAGGGGTGGCAGTGTCCGGTCTTTCTTCACAGCCCTGGTCAAGATGCCCTGGCAAGCCTTGGGGCTTAAATAGTATTTGGGCAGCTGCTTCCCGGTCAGTAAGATGTGCGACAAGATAAACCCTGCGTCTACGCTGGGGCAGGGGTTTAGGGCTTCCTGTGCCTTTAGCATCCAGCACCCGCCATCCAAAACTATACCCGCACTGTCCCAATGCCCAGATGAAGGAAGCGAAATCTGCCCCCCGGTTACTGTTAAGCACACCTGGGACATTTTCCCACAGGACATAGGATGGGCGCAGCCTAGCAATAAGGCTGACAAAAACCAGGGTAAGGTTTCCCCTTGGGTCTGCAATTCCTTCCCGGTAACCTCCAATGCTGAAGGCTTGGCAAGGGCTTCCCCCAATGAGAATGTCAACTGTGCCGGGTTGGATGTTCCAGGTTGGGTGTTGGGTAATGTCTCCATAGTTTTTATGTGTAGGATAATGATGCGCTAGGACAGCAGATGCAAAAGGGTTTATGTCTGCAAACCCAAGGGCTTTAAACCCCAAGGGCTTCCAGGCAACAGATGCAGCTTCAATGCCACTGAACACAGAAAGGTAATTCATTTGTCAAAGTCAGTTTATCAAAAGTCTGGGGAGTCAGTAGTGTCAACCTGGTTAGTGAAGGGATGAAACTTAGTCACCTTGCAGATGGTTTTGGTAGTGCCATCAGCAAAGGTAACATCTTCCTGCACCACACTTACCTTCAGCCACTTGCCTTCAGCTTTGGAAAGGAATGTGCGCAAGCCTTCACCAGACCGGACAGGCAAGCCAACCTTATCACCGGTGGCTGTCCCGACAAAGGCAGCAGCGCGCTTCAGTGCGCCATCAGTGCTGGCAAAAAAGGTGTCATTAATCTTCTGACTGTCCTTAGTTACCATCAGCACTTTAATCTTAGCATCACCCTTCTGGGTGGTGGAAATGTCATCATCAGTAATCCGGCACACCTTAACCAGATAATCACCTGGCTGGGTGATGCGGGTAAGCTTAGGCTTAGGGTTGTTTTCGTTTTGGTAGCTCATTGTTATTGGTTAGTTTCGGTAGTGAAGGGTTTGACTGTAAGGCTTCCATCATTCAGCAGCTGCTGAAGCAGGATGGCAGTAGCAGGGTTGTCTGTTTTGACAAAGCCATTGCCACTGTAAAGGCAAGCAGTGCCGGTGGGTGACTCATCATTGGCATAGCGGAACAGATAGAAAGGGCTTTCCCCTTCCTTCCTAGCCTGGATGACTTGCGCCACCCAGATTTTGCGTTTGGTTTCCATATTAGGCAAAGGTGATGCCATCTAACTCTGCCTTATTCTCATAAGGTTTCAGCATCTGGATTTGCTTAGGATAGGTTGGGTAACTGTTGAAGGCAGTAGCAGCCCGGTATGCTTCAACAGCCTGGGTGACCAGCACCCCACCTTCAGCAATCAATTCACTACTCATTTCAAACACACCGGTGGCATTGGGTGCAGCCTTCTCACCACAGATGAAGCGGACACCCTGTGGGCGAACCCCGAACACCTGCTTAAACAGCAGACAATAGAAGGCAGATTGGATGTGCCAGCCCCGCTTGTAAACTGTGCGCAGGACATTCTTAGGGGTGATGTATTCACCAAAACTTTTCAGGTCATAAATCCAACCATCAGAAGTCACGAAATCTAACTGACCCTTCAGTTTAACATCACCATAGTCACAGGTTAGGCAGATTTCAGTGGCAAGGGGTGTGATGTTCCAATGCTTCATTTCAGCATTTAAAGCCAGACCGGTGGTGATGGCTTCCTGGTATTCATCCCGGTCAGCAATGGTCTTACCCTGGCTGGTCAGCTCAAAATTATCCCACCAGGCTATTGCTTCCAAGGTTTCGGGCTTAGGCTTCTTAGCAGTGCGCTGCTTCTCAGTGGGCTTCTTAGGCGCATCTTCCGGAAGGCAGATGACCTGGCTAGTGAACAGCTCAGGTTCAAGGCAGAAAAGGTGGGTCAGACTGCCAATGCGCAGGGCAGGTGTTTCCTTCTTAGGGCTGTCCAGGTATGCCTTAAGGTGACCGGGGCTAATTAAGATAAGCTTTGCAGCTGTCTGGTTAAGCGCACTGTGGGCATCATAGTCAGCCCTGTTCCAATTAGCAGTGGGCAGGTTATCAATCATCTGTTTAGTTATCATTGTGTTTAGGTGCTTTAGTTTTTTTGGTTGGGTTGCAGAAGGGAAAGGAAATGAAACCAGCGTTAGCCATCAGACAGAAAAGGGCTGCATCAGCCTTAGTGTCAAACCGGATAAGGCTACCATCCCAGGAAAGAAAGCCTGGGCTATGCTGGAACATCCCACCGGTGACCAGGATGAATAGCTTAGTGCTTCCGTTGCTGTCCCTGCCTTCTTCAATCTTAAAGGTCATAGGTTATTCAATGGGGTATTTCTTCCGGTAGGCTTCAGCCTGTCTTTCCAGGGCATCAATCCTTTGGCGCATTTCCCTGGCATCCCAATCAACCTGCCGGATGCAACCAGCCAGGTCTTTCTGTCGGGTTAGCAGGTCAGCCATTATGTCTAGGATTTGGCGCAGCTTAGACACCGGGTAGGGCTGGGGCTGTTTGTTTTCTTCAACCATTGTGGGCAGGGCAGATTGTCCGGATGGTCTTAACTAGGGAAGAAGCCCTGGCACTATCTTCCCTGGAATAATAATAGGCTTTGTCAGCTAGGTCAGCTAGGCAAAGGGCTGCTGTCTGGGTTACCTTCAGCCGGTCAGAATTGTCACCCCGGATGGATTGCTTTAGCATCTGCACTTCTTCTAAAGCTGCCTGGTATAACAGCCAGGTGTGGTCAAAGGTAGCCTTGCTGACAAACTGCTTAGCCTGGGCTTCCAGGGCTGCTTCAGCCAGGGCAATGGGGATAAGGTTAGACATTCTTAATTGGGCATTTTCCTGCAAAGCAGCCTTTAGTTTCCTGCGCACTTGCTGGCTCACTGTTAGCCATTGTTCACTGCTTCCATAAACGCCTGGGTCATCTTAGGGTTACCGGTCAACAGCTGCACTTTGTCATCCGGCAGGAAGTCAAGCTGCTCACCTTCCCTAATCCACCCCTTCTTCCATAGGATAACTTCAGCAGTTTTGATTTGGGTAGGGGTGGTGATGCCAATGCTTTCCCACCAGGATTTGCTAGGCTGGCTGGGCTGGGGCTTGGCAATGACTTGCTGTGCATAGGGCTTAGGCTTGCTAGCCAGGTTGCCATCATCATCAGCCAGGTCTGTGTCAGCACTGATACCCGCTAGGGTGCTGATGGCATAACGCCTAAGATAAGTGGTAATGCTTCCAACCATCTGAAGGTTTGCGCCTTCTGACTTCACTGCCAATTCTTTAAAATCAAACCGGTGACCGGTGTGGTGCAGCACTTCTGTCTTAACACAAATCTTACCTTCTTCTGTGTAGGATGTTTGCAGGATAACCAAACCATAGCTGCAGAACACAGGCTTAACTTCAGCCAACAGGTCACTTAGCCCATAATACTTTGACTTAAAATGTGGGTTGAATTTCTCAGCAGCCACATTGTGACAGTGAGCAATAGCCAGCACCAGGGCTTCATTGGGGCTGAGCTGCTTGACAGCTTCAGATAGGATGACCGGGGTGATGGTGGCAGGGATGGAAGCCTGGGCTTCAGGCTGGGTGTTATCTTTTGTTTTCTTCATTGGATGTATGGGGGAAATGGGAAGCTTCAGACAGGGCTTGAACCTGCAACCTATGGTTTACAAAACCATTGCACTACCATTGTGCTACTGAAGCAGTTTGCTTAGGCTTGCTTATCAATCTTCTGGGTTAGGGAAAGGTATTCAGCCAGGGTTTCAGGCTTGTCTAGGTTGATGCGCTTAGTCTGACCTGCCTTGCCTGTTCCCAAATTCCACAGCTGATGACCATTGTGGATGATGGGCTTAAGTTTCCGGGCTACTGTGCCACAGGGAAGGATGACATAGGGGGTGCTTCCAATCGGTTTGATTTCCATAGGGTGTGCGGGTGTTTAGTTTCTAGGTGAAAAGTTAAGGGCATAATCTAGGATAAGCAGGGCATCACTTGTCTTAAGGGTCAGACCGGTCACCCCTGGGTAACGCCTAGATGCTTCTGCTTTCAGGGCTGACTTCCATTTGCCTTGCATCAGCTTACCCTTGGTAATGCCAAGCCCTGCTTGCCAGGTCTGTGGGCTAACCAGAATAACCCGGTGCTGTCTGCCAGCAGCCCAGCCTTCCAGCCAGCCACAGGATTTGCCTAACTTAAAGGCTGCACTGCTAGGGATGATGCGCCCAACAAAGGGTGGCACTTTCTCAATAAAGATAACAGACCCAAAGGGGATAAGCTCAGACAGCTCAGCAGGGTCAGCCGGTATAGGGTGCAGGTCAATCATCACTGACCTATCTGGTCTGGTGCTGGCAAGTGCTAGCCCACCGGATGCACCAGGGTCAAGGGCTGCAACAGCAGGGAAGTTATCTAGAAGGGATGTTTTCAAAGCAGGATTATCTAAGCAGAAGTGATTTCCTCACTGTGATGGCTGGGCAATTCCTTATGTCAAACCCTCTTTTCCGGTAACCGGTGAACCCTAGATTGTGGATGGCATACAGGTCAACCAGGGTAGGCTTCCTGCCGGTGACCTGGGTGAAGCGCACAGCATTGATGCTAAGCCAGCTGTGCAGGTATTCCCTAGCAATGGTTGCATCCAGGGCTTTATGGAATGGATAGACAGGCAGACCCTGCTTAACCCGCCAGGCTGAAGTGTCCTGCCAGGCTGCGTAGTGAAACTGTGCCAGCCCAAGCCCTGCACCCTGGTCACCTATAGCTGAAGGGTTGCCACTGCTTTCAATGGCAATGACTTTATCTAGCATAGCCGGGGTGATGGTAGCCTTAGCCACTGCGCACATAAGCAATAGGGGTAGCAAGGCTGCTTTCATTTGCGGACAGGCATTGCATAGCCCTTCTGCACTTCACCATCTTCCCAGGTGACCCGGTAGCTTAGGGTTAGAAAGCCACCATAACCAATGTGGGCATCTAACCAGGCTTCAGTGCAGCCTTCAAGGGAAGCCAAGTGCTTTTGCTCATCAGCTAAAATGTCTTTTGCTTTCTTTAGCACAGCCTTTTCAGTCATATCCCCAAATAAAATCCGGTCATTGAAATAGTAGAATTCCTGCAAAAGATTGTGAAGGATGAAGGTAGCAAAATCTTTACGCATCTGAAGTGGGGGTGGGTTATAATTCATAGGGTTGTCAAAGTGGATGGGGTGGCAAGCCTGGTCACTTATCCCACCGGATGCAGACCAGGGAAGGGTGGCGCATAGACCCAGAAGGGGTAAGCTGCTGGCAGGAAACTTCAGCCACCTTGCCAATGTATTTGGCTGGGTGGTCATACAGGTCTAGGCGCAGGGCATCATCTAACCCTGACCCTACTGCAACCATACTGCCACAGTGGTTAACCAGGATAGCACCGGCAGACCCATCAAACCTGCCCTTGCCTGGGGTGAAACCAATAATGGTGCAGTCATAGGTTTCAGATGCCTTCAGTTTAATCCAAGCCTTACTGCGCTTGCCTGGGGTGTAAGGGCTATGCACATCCTTCAGCATTACACCTTCCCAGCCCAGCCCAATGGCAGTGTCTAGCAGGGCTTCAGTGTCAATGGCTTCACTGTCTAGGGTTTCAAACACCGGCACTAGCAGGATGCCATCAGCTGCCAGGTCATCAACACCCACTTCTTCAAACAGGGTCTGAAGCCACAGCCTTCTTTCACCATAGGGGGTTTCTTCACTGTCAGCCCAGCCTTCCACCATAGGCGCATCAAACACAGCCAGCCTAGCCAGGTCTGCTTCACCACTTTTCTTCATCAGCTCACCTACCCCGGTGAAGAAGTCACCTAGGGCAAGGGCTTCACAATCCAGGCACAGGGTAACCCCAAGGTGTTTGCCAATCTTCAGCAGGGCTTGGGTTAGTTTGCTAAGGCTGGTGATGGCATTGCCATTTCTGGTTTCATAGGTGACCCAGCCCTGGCTTGGGTTGATGGTGACCATTACCCGGATGCCATCTAGTTTGGGTTCAACAGCCCAGGTCTTACCTGGCTTCAGGTCACCGGTGTGGCTGCTTGCCAGCATAGGTTTGATGGGTAGCATAGGGTTATTTGCGCTTGCTGGTGAATAGGGAACACAGGCTGATACCTAGCACCACCGGGATAAGGATGGTGAGGAAGAAAAGGGCTAGCCCATAGCAGCCCTGGTTGAAGTCAGCCTGGGTCAAGGGCTGGTCATAAGCAGCCCGGTGGTTAGCGGGTGTGGTAGTGTGTGCTTTCATAGTGTGGGTTGTCATAGGTAGGGTTAGGGAAAAGGTTAGTGCTTAGTGATGCGCCTTAAGCTTGGGGATGATGGGCAATGTTCATCAGGTCAGAAAAGATGCTGATGATTGTCTGGCAATCAATCTGCCTGTGCATCAGGTGAAGCTTCTGGTTGGCAAGCTGCTTGCCTTCCTTTGTTTCAAGGTCACCCCTGGGCATTGCCTGGTGCTGAGCCTTCAGGCTTTCAAATTCAATGGTGGCTGCACTGATGTAATAGGCAATGACCTGCTGGTTGCTGATGACCTGGCTGACAGCAGTGCCGGTTTCCAATCTGCGCAGCATCATCATTGTCAGATGGTTCACAGTGCCTGTCCGGTGGGTGTTGCCATAGTGCCTGAAGCCATTGGAAGCATACCGGATGCCAGCCTTGCGCAGTGCCAGCACCAGACCGGCTAGCACCGGATTGGTAAGGGTGGGGATGTTTTGATTGTTAGGCATTTTCGTTTTATCAGGTGAAGGTTATGGGCTGGGGCTAATCACTTAGCCCAGGTGATGCCAAAGGCTTTGTTCCAATCACCCACCAGGCTACCCCTTTTGACCAGCCCACATTCATTGTAACTAGCACCCCTGTAGTAAGTGCGCAGGGAAGGGGGTAAGGGCTTGTCACCTTTAACACCCTTAGTGTCCCTGTGCCACTTCCAATAGGTCAGCTGTTCCTGGTGCTTCTTCTTAATGCCAAGGGCATCCACCAGCAGCTGACTGTTGGCAGGGCATTGGGCAATCAGGGCATCATCTTCAACCATCCAGGCTTCCAGCCGGGTTACCCAGAAGGGTGCAGCATATTCAATCTGACCGGGTGACCAGGTCTTTAGGTCAGCAGGGTTAGCAGGGATAGTGGGGATAATCATAGGGTGTGTGGTCATAGGTGGAAAGTGGATGGTCAGTGGTGGGTTGTCAAATGGTTTGTGATTAGCCCCGGTCAGCCCGGTCATCAATCTGGTCAGCCAGAAGGCGCAATTGTTCAGCAATCGGCCATAGGCAAGCACCACCATTGGGAAGCCTATAATCTTTATTGATAAGAGTAGCTGCTTCTTCAAAGGCTTCTTCAAAGCAGTCAGCATTGGTAAAGGAAGGCGCAAACAAAGCCTTCACAAAGGCATCCACTTCAGCCGGGTTGGGTTCATAAGCCTTTAGGCTTTCATTGTAATCAGCAGACATAGGTTTTAGGTATTGGGTTGGGTTATCTGGGTGGGTTAGGAAATGCAAAGGTAGTGGTGACCATAGGAAGAAACAACCCGGTGGGTGTGCTGCTTCTGGATTTTCTTAAAGCAAGTGCTACCCACAGAATGAAGCCCCAGCGCATCTGGGAAGGTGTTGCTCAGGTATTCAATGCAACCTTCAGCTACCTTCTGCCCAGCCAGGGCTTCAAGGGTTTCCAGGCTGCAAGGCTGACCCTGCCAGGAAACAAGCCAATGCTTGCCTTCAGACTTCCTGCCACAGCAGTAGCAGGTGTAGTAACGAACCACCACACTAGGCTTCTTAGCCTTACCGGTGTAGGGGATAATGTTGCGCAGGGTGGTCATAGGGTTTGTGGTCATAGGTGGAAAGGGGAAGGGTTAGCCCTGCCGGTGTCCGTAGCTTAGGCTTTCATTGACAGCCTGGCAGCGCAACCTGTTCAGCTTCCGGTCAATAACCTTCTTAGCCATAGGGTTATTGGCTAACTTGCGCTGGGTCTGGTAGAATTCAACGCTGCGCTTAGTGCTTGGAAGCACACCTGGTAAGGCAATGGCTTCAGTAATGGTGGGGAGTTTAGTCATAGTCGGGTTGTCTTAGGTGTTAGGTTGATGGTCAGTGGTGGGTTGTCAAATGGTTTGTGTTAGGCAATTTCAAAGGCAATTTTAAGGGCATCCAATTTGGCTTTAAGGGCAGTGCGCTGGGCAGTGGAAACCTTCAACATTTCAGCAGCCCGGACAGCTTCAATGCTGGGCTTACCATTTTGCTTTGTGTAGCCAGAATACATCTGGTTAATGTGGATGCAGCCATCCAAGCGGGAAATGTTTAATTCAATCTGTTCAATGGCAAACAGGATGGCAGTTGCTTGGGTTTTAGTCAGGGTGGTCATAGGGTGTGTGGTCATAGGTGGAAAGGTTGGGTGCTTCCGGGTGGGTTGTCAAATCGTTTGTGTTAGGCGCAGTGGTTGGCAGTGTGGTGGTTAATAATGTCCAGGCTACCCATAGCATTGCTAAGATTGTGCGCCTTCCGGTAAGCAGTCAGGGCATCATCAATAGCCTTATCCATAGCCTTGCGCTCAGCCTGGGTTGCATCTTTCCATTTGTTGCTGGCAGTGTTCCAGGCAGTGCTAAGGGTTTCAGCAGCCAGGGTTTGTTGGGTGGTCATTTGTTTTTTCATAGGTGTTAGGTTGTTTGGAACATCAGCACACTAGCCCCCTGCCTTTCCCTTAGTCAAACAGTTTGTAAGGCTATCTGTTATAACCAGCCAGGGGGATTTATAACGCCTTAAGCCCCCTGTTTCCGCAGGGTCTGCCGGGCTTCCTGCCTTTTCCGTAGCCATAGCAGCTTAGCCAGCCGGTCAGCCTGGGGCTTCTCCTTAGCCTTCCTAGCCTTTCTAAGCAGGGCAGTCAGGTCATTGATGGTTAGCCTAGGGCTGGGCTTCATACCCGCCTAGGAAGCCAAGCCAGCCACCAGCAAGCAAGCATTAGTTAGCCTTAGCCTTACCCCTACCCCAGCCGGTCATCTTCCAACCCAGCGCAGCTGCAATCATACAGCACGAAACCCCTAGGGCTAGGCTTACATCCCGGCAGGTCATCAGTGCCTGGGTTGCAGTGTTCAAATTCCTTTCAAGGTTTTTATCATCAGCCACAAAGGTTTGCCCAGGTATGTCTGTTATCAGCAGTGCCATTACATTGGATGACCGGATGCTGGTTAGGATGAAGTCAGCAGTTAGGTAAACAGTTAAGGAACACAGACCGGTAATGATGATGCACCCTATTACTGCCAGGAGTAGATTGGCTGGGTGCATCCCATAGGGTCTGGTTTCCTGGTCTATCACTTTGTTTTCTTCTTCTTCTTCTTAGGTGGCTTGCTGTCTTTGCTCAATCCCTTTTGCGCTTCCTGAACTTTGCCCTGCATCTTAGCCTTCAGGAAGTCTAGACCATAGCTAAGGATTTCCGGTGAAGCAAACCCGGCAATGCCACAAATGCACACCCGCAGGTTTTCTGACTGCACATAATCCTTAGCTGCGAAGTTAACGAAATAGGCAGTGACGCAGGCAGCTAACCCAGACCTAACCAGGTAACCCCAGGTAGGCTTGTCTGTGGACAGAAGCTGTCTGGAAATCATAGCAGCCCCACCTAGCGCAGCTGCAATGACACCCTGCTTAAACGCATCATCAGATGTGACTGCTTCAAATGTTGGGGCTGCTGCCATTGTCCGGATGGTTAGGTTGTTTCACTATTGCACCAGCAGTCACATCCACCGGCACAGGCACAGGCTTCAGCCACCGGTAGGTTTTAACACCCATAGCCAGCAGACCCTGCAAGGCTGCAACAGACAGGGTAACCCCAATGACCCAGGGGAAATAATTGCTTTCAATGACCCAGGGCAAAGCAGCTGTCATCACCCCACCCAGAACCACTAGACCGGCAGACAGTTTGTTTACCCCTACCCAATGCCCAAAGGCTAGCAGTAGGACACCCAGGGCAATCATCCCTGCGCCTAGACCGGTCAGGATTAGCAGACCCTTTTCCTTCCGGGCTGCTTCCAATTCAATCTGCTTATCATCACAGTGTTTCTTAAGCGCAGTAATTTCTTCCTGGGATTGTTTCTGCTGGGCTTCCATCTTTTCCCATAGGCTGTCTAGGTCAGCCTTCAGTTTCTGTCCGTAAGCCACAGCTTCCACATAGGCTTTAGGGTCACCTGCCATCCGTTGCCTAGCATAAGCCAAGTCACCTGGCTGGGGGTTGGGCAGGTAGGCAGCTGCCACTGATAACTCTGCTTCAACCTTATCTGGCTTCCCGGCAGTGTTGGCTTCCCTGGCAACCTGGACAGCAGAAGCAACCCGGCTATCAGCCTTATCTAACTTAGCCCCAAAAATTTCAGTGGTCTGGGTCTGGGCTTCCGGCTGTGGGTCTGGCTTAACCTGGGGCTGACAGGTCTGGAACAAAGCCACCACTGCCAACATAGCCAGGCGCATTGGCTTATTTCTTCAGTGCGTCCAGGGCTGTCTTAGCCTTCTGTTCTACAGCTTGAAGTTTAGAAACATTGTTCCTGTAAAGCAGGATGCCGGTAGCTGCACCCAGAAGAAAGAAAGTGACAGAAGAAATGAGAAGCAGAAGCATAGGTGTATTAGTTAAGGTTTGAATTGAGTAAGGTCTGCAAGGCACTTTCTGTGCTGGCTGAATAAATTGTTACATCATCAATGTGGGTAAGGGTATGCCCTGCTAAAACCTTACCAATCACAGTGGCTTTATTATCATAAATAAAACCAATGAAACAATCAGTGGCTGCTGTGTAGGTATTCATAATTAAATTACTGTAAAGGCTGAGTCACCTGTGCTGTCAATGACTCGGATTTTAAAGGCGTGGGCTGTGTTTGTGTTCATCCCATTAAAATAAACAGTGTTGCCAGAATGAATTAATGAAGCATTATAAACACTTGTAGTGGTATTAAAGATACCCCAATTACCTACCCCAATGTTAACCATCATTCTGGGGATTGTAGTCCCCCAGCCAAAGCCCATTGCTGCATTTGCCCTATCAATGGAAATCACTTCAGAAGCAATGATGTTTGCCTTAATTTTATTAGGTTCAGCTACTGCCCTGGTAACATAGAAGGTGGTAGCAATTTCTGCGTTGTTTGATGAAGCAAGCTGTGATGGTGCTAGTGGGTAACCTGTGAAACTTGGGCTGGATAAAGCTGCCTTTAGTGCCAAAGCAGTGTCAACCTGTGCAATGCTGTAAACGCTAAGATTTGTCCGGGCTGTGGTAGTGCTTCCTAGGTCAGAAAGGTTATTAGTTTGGCGCAGATAGCGACCATCAGCAGTGGCTTCAGTTAAAGGTGTTTCAAGTGGTGAAATGCTTAAAGCACCTTCATCAATAACAGCTGACTTAAGGGTGCAGGGGATTTGTAGAATTGTCTGCTTTGAAGCACCATCTGCAATTTCCACTTCCAAGGTGGTTTCAATGCTTTCAGCACCATCAAGATAGCTGATGGCATTGGCTGTGTTAATGTCAAGGTCACCCTGGAAGCCAGCAAAGGACAGCAGCCCTGCACTGCTTGCAGTCATACCGGCTGTGTTAGGCTGCACAGTTACTGCAATGTCATAGGCAAAAGCCCCAACCTGTTGCACTGTAACCTTATCAGCCAGGGCATTAATGCTTAAGGCGTTTTGAACATCCAGGGCTGTGCTTCCTACAGCAATGGAAGCAGTGCTTACATCAGTGCCTGTAAGCGCATCATAGGCTAGGCCAAATGTTCCACCCTTTGGGTCAGGGCTAATAGCCAATCGGTAAACAGCCCGGCTACCATCCCAGGCTGACAGGGCAGTTACTGTTGCAGTGCTGGCAGTAAGCGCACTGAAGGAAGTGGCAAGCGCAGCCACATTTTGTTGAAGGTGAACCAGGACAATTTCAGGGTGTGTAGCATCACCTTCCTGCAAAACGGAAATGCCAACACTGCTAAGGGGGATGAGCGCAAAAGCATCACCGGTGAAAAGCCCCCTGCTACCATTGGTAATAAATTTGATGGCATAGTTATCCCCAACCTTAGTAACAGTTACATCACCGGCTGCTGTGATGGAAGCCAGCTGATTAAGCTTAGTTTCCATAAAGGCAGCTGTGGTATTGTAATCCATTACATTGGTAGTGTTACCCCCAAAGGTAAGGGTGAAGTGACCGGCAGTGGGGCTAGCATCGATTTTGCCCACAGCAATCCGGATGCCAGGTGTTCCAAGCCCAGACACTTCCTGCCGGGGGTAAGACCCTAGCCCGGTTTCCTCAATAAAGAAGATTTGCAGCTTAGCCAGGTCACCTAGGAAGAAGGAAGGATTACTGACCGGGCTGGTGCTGGAAAAGTTGGGATAGGCTAAAGCAGCCTTAACATCAATAAACAGTTTATGTGTGGTAGGTAATGGCATTGGCTTCTTCTATGCAGAAAGGTCAAGCATTGGCTGAAGGGCTAACTTCAGTCAGCACCACTTCACCCCAGCCCACCCAATAATCTTCCCCACCGGTGACACTGAAGGTTTGGGTGGGCAAGGGGTAAGGGGTAGTGCCTTCCACATAATCAATGAAATCCTGCTGGGTCACTGTGTGGGCTGGGGTTATAGTCACTTGGCTAATGCTTATGGCAGATGAAACATAGTCATAGCCACCACTGCCATTGGCTACCCAGGAAGCTGTTTGTTCTAACTTTTCTACATAGCCTGTGTAGGTCTTACCCACAAACACAGGATGTGGGCAGCTGATGTATTTGTTAAGCACCAGGTCAACAGATGACAGGGTGGGTGGGGGTGGGGGTGATGGGTCACCTGGCTGGGGGGATGAATAACCATTACCACCATAGACTTGGGAAAGGGTTGGGGTTGGGGTGTAGGGAAGATGCCACTTAGTGAAGATGCCTGTGGCTGTTTCCAGGCTGTTCCCAGAAGGGATAGGCGCAATCAGCCGGTAGTCTGTAGATGCTGTGCTTACCGGGTGAAGGTTTTGTGAAGCACTGCCAAAGAAGCTGATAACTTGAAAATAATTAGAAATGTGGTTATAACAATCTTCATCATAGACCAAAGCCACCCCACCTTCTGGGATAACACTGTGAAGGTGTTGCCAATAAAACCTAAAGCCCTTTTCAATCTGGGCTTGCTGACCGGTGGGGGTGTAAAGTTTCCAAGTGCGGATGCCACCCACTTCTTCTTCATTGGGTTTCCCTGTTCCCCCGGTGTGCCGGTTAGACTTTACATAGACCAGCCCATTAAACTGAACCACAGTGGGTTGACCGGCTGCATCTGTCCACTTGGGTGGGGCTGTGCTACTGCCAGGGTAAACCCCATCTGGGTAGGTTTCAGACATTGAACCAATAGAAAACAGCTGCGCTTACCCCATAGGCTTGCCTTCCCACAATCAAACTTTGTGAAGTCAGTTGGCTGATGGTTAGGCTATTTCCGGTCTTAGTTACTGAGGCAATGGCAAAATGTCCAATGGTGCTAGTGTCCGCAGGGACAGTGCTGGCACATTCAATAACCACTGTCTTAGGGAACACATCACCTGTTGCCCTGGTAACCTTTATATAAACATAGCCGGTGCTGCTTACTGCTAGTTTTGGTTTGGCTGTGGCATCCAGGGAAACACTAGAAATCTTAGGCATCACCCCATTGACTGTGCCAGGAAAGATGCTGACTGCTGTGCTTCCGTTGTCAGGGTTGCTGTAAACTTCCAATGGATGCCTTCTGCGCCCAGGGCTATCAATAAGAAGTGACTGCCCCCGGCTGTCAGATGTGAAGGTGTAGCCAACCCCAGGCTGTAGCTTATTGCTCATCAGTTATGGGTTTCATAAATCAAACTGTGCCAGCCACCGGTTGCTACCCGGAAGGTGAAACGCACTTTGAAGATGTTAGCAAACTGTTCATAGGTAACCCCGGTAATAAATCCAAAGCGGATGTGATAGCTGCTGATGGCATTTAGGATTGGAGGGATGACCATAGACTCAGCACCAGGGATTGTGTTGAATGTCTTACCAATCATTTTCTGATTGTCCAAAAGTGTTGCCTTACTGTTTGTGTAGTAAGTGCCGGTAAACTGTAGGTCAGGCGCATTGAATGACTTAAGCCCAACCAATGCGTATTTGATAGCATCCAAGCTGCTTTCTGGAAATGACTGTGTTGACTCATCCCAGCCCAGGTCTTTCAAGGGCAGACCGGTAGTGCCAGCCTTGCCCTGGTAAAACTTAGGGTGGGTCTGGATGGGCTGGGTGGAAAGGGTAACATCACCGGACACTTGCACTTTAGTCATAGTGCCAGCAGCTATCCCCACATATTCAGCAGTTACTTTGGCAATGCCACTTTCATTGATGACATAGGAAGCCCGGTGGCAAAGCAGTCTGCCATCTTTAGGATGCGCTTCATTCTCTTTAGGCTTCTTCCCTTCAACAGCATCAGCATCAACCTTGAAGGTTAGCCGGGAAGTCAGCAAACCAAAGCCATCATTTTCAATGACATAGCCTGGTTGTAATTGAAGTGTGCTAAGTTTATTACCCTTTGAAATTTGTGACATAGGTTAGGCAGTGAACACTGATTGGTTAGGGTCTTTAGTGAAATCAACACCTGGTCTGGGTTGCTCATTGAAAATGTTATTAATCTTTTCAAGCTCACTTAAAATCTTCTGGTCAACAGTCAGTGTTTCCTTCTGGTAATCAATTACCGGGGCTGCTGTTCCTGGCATAAACTCACCAGCCATAGCACCCCCAATTTCCCGAAGGCTGGACACAGTTAGTTTATTAGCCTTTTCAGACTGCTTAGCTGCATCCTTAGCAGCTGCATCCTGGTCTTTCTGCTGGGCATCCAGCAATTCACCTAAGTCTTTCCTGCGCTTCTTTAGGGCTTCTGCATCATCCTTATTATTAGCAGCTGTTGAAGCAGCCATTTCATCTTCAACAATCTTTAGGGCTATGGCATTTAACTTAGCCATTTCCAGGTTATGCAATTCAGCTGCTGAAGCAGACCCGGCAATAGCTGCACCCCTTTTCTTTTCCTCATTCCTTTTACGGATAAGGGCTAGCACTTCAGCTTCTGCTTCAGCTGCCACTTCAGCATCTGTAACAGTAATGCCTGAAGCACCCTGACCGGCAGCAGCAGCCTTTGAGCTGAAAAGCCTACCTTTAATCTTTGCAGAAATAGCTTTGCCTTCATCATCAGTGTTAAGGAATTCAGTAACTGCTTCCTTCTTAGCAATGGCAGCTGCTTCCCGGTTAGCCTTCTGTTTTTCCTTCTTCTTCTTATCTTCCAAAATCTGCACTTCTTCCGCTGTAATACCGGGGTCATCACCATAGCCACTGATTACCTGCTGTGCCTTTAGAAGCACAGGGATTAGGTCAGCTGCATTATTGCCCAGCAACACAGTAGCCAGGGAAAGCTGTTCAGTGTTGCTGGTGGCACTGCCAAGGGTAGCAGCCATAGCTTCAATGACCTGAGTGGGTTTAAGCAGACCGGATGCAATCTGTTCAGCTGAGAAGCCCAAAGCCTTTAGCATCCTTTCCTGGTCACTGCCTTTCACTGTGGCTTGCTCAATAATGGCTGTGGTTTCCTTAAACAGTTTGCCCACCTTATTGATGGAAACCCCGGAAGTATCAGCTGCATTTTGAAGTCTAAGGAATTCATCCGCATTAACCCCAATGTCAGCAGCCTTATCCCCAATGCCAGAATAGGCTTCCACTGCTTCCAGCACTTTCTTCTTCTGCGCTTCAATGGCATCAGTCACAAACCCAATGGCAGATTGTGCCAGGGCAAGTGGGGCTGCAAAGGAAAGGAAACCTTTGGCTAGGTCTTTCCCTAAATCCTTAATCTTATTTTGCACTGTCTGCACAGCCCGGCTAGCCTGGTCTTTAGCAGAAATTGTGAATTCTAATCCATCAGCCATAGTGTTAGTGGGTCTTTAGTTTTGCCATTTAGTCAATCAGCCCTGGGGCTTGGCTTCCATTTCAGCCTTCAAATGGTCAATCAGGGCTTCATCATCTGTGGTCAGCAATTCAAGTTTAGCACCAGCCTGGATGTTGAAGGCTGTGGATAACCAGATTGCCTTGGCTTCTGGCATAGTCAGGGCTGCTTCATAGCTAACCCCATTTCTCATAAGGGTAGCCAGGATGCACAGCTGCCAGGGCATTTGTTCAGCAGACTGCCCCACTTCTTTCTTCTGATAAAACTTAGGGTAGGCTTCCGGCTGGTTGACATACCGGACAAAACTAAGGGATGCCTGGGCAAACAATTCTTTTGAAAGGGTAAGGCGCAAGCCTAGCCACTTATCCCATAGGCTGAAGTTATCCAGGCTTTCATCTGCACAAATCTTCAGGGCAATCAGTAGGTCAGCCGGTGACAATTCCAGGTCAGACTGAAGGTAAGGGCTGGCAATGCCTTCTAAGAAAATCCGGTGCTTAAGGCTGAAGGGCTTTAACTTCTTACCCAGGATGATTGTCCGGGATGGGGTTAGGAAGGCACAAAAAAAACGCTGGTCAGCCATTATGCTAACTAGCGTTTCTTTAATGGGCTGACTGTCAACCCAGGTTAAGCAAAACAATGCTTTCAAAATCCACAGCAGTAATGCTGACTCGCATAAAGCCCTTGGCTTCCCCGCGTTCCTCAATCTGGGTGATGTGTCCGGCAGTAAAGGCAACCCCATTACCGGTAAAGGTTAGCTGGTCACCCAGCGCACCAGCATAAGTGCTAGGCACTAAGCCTTCCACAGTAAGGTTAACCCGCTTGTCAGAATAGCGGACAGCAATGACTTCACCCACAGAATTAGTGACTTCATCAGCATTTGCCCAGGAGCTGCTGACTGTGTAGCTTTGGACAGTCAGCCCGGTGACTGTGCCAGCAATGCCGTAGATGTGAGCTGTTCCTTTTGTAGTAGTTGACACGGATGGATAGGGTTAAATTTAAATGGGTTTATGCTTAACTATGCACCCTAAGTCAAACAGCCCACTGCGCCTTTAGGCAGGGGGTAGGACAATCAGCACATCATAATCCAGGGTTGTCATAAAAGCCCGGTCACCCCTGCCTTCTGTGATACCGGTAAGGGTTGTGTCATAGCAGGTTGCATCCCCTATTGTGGTGAAGGCTGCTTTGATTGTAGGCACATCATCCAGCACCCCCATCACATCCTGGGTAGCGTTTCTATGGGTGGTCAGGCTGTCATCATCCAGGCTGTTTAACACACCCACACTAACCTTGCACAAATAGTTTCCCAGACCCTGGGCAATTTCTGGGTGCAGCTGTGCATTTTCACAGCTAACAATAATGCTGGGCAGGGTCAGCTCAGTGGCAGCTTCCCCCTTAAATTTGGTAAAGGCAGACAACCCTGCTTCAGCTGTAAGGGCTGCAACCAGGGCATCTTCAATAATGTTCAGTGGGGATTTAGAAGCCATAGTGGTTATTTAGGTGATTGGTTTTTATTAACTTTATCAATGGCAATCCGCATAAAGTGGCGCATCCGTTTTGTCATCTTACCAGCCCTGACAGCTATGACTTCCCGCTTTGTTCCGGCTAGGTAGCCTACCCCAAAAATGTTGGCTAGGTCATTCCTTACAGTCATCATCACATTGTTTGACCCACCCCCAGAATAGGTGTTAAGCCCAACCCCTCCGTGACCAGCCTTATGCCTGGTAATCCAAGTAGGTAGTTTGCGTAGTCCAAAGTTTTTAGGCACACCATTAATCATAGGCTTACCAATCTTATTGATGGCAGTAACCCATCCAGCCTTCATCCATCCTACCCGCTGCTGTCTGCGTTTTGTATAGGATTTAATAACGCTAAGCTCGGCAAAGGCAGGGGGTTCACCAATTTTGCCACCACTGTTTTTCTTAATTCTACCCCGGTAAAGCTTTCTAATCCGGTTATGCCTGGCTTCTAAGGCACTATCATTTGTAAGGACATTAGTGCGTCTGCCACCCCAATTCTTAAATAGGGTGCTAGCCCTGGCAAAAGCCCTTTCAGTGTTACTGTCTAACCAAATTTTGCTGACAATCCCTGAAGTTTTAGGGGGCTTGCCACTGCGCCACTTAAGGAATTTCTGCTTAGCATTTCTATTAGACTTAATCGCAACAGCTAGACTTTTGCTATCTTCTGAAACAACCAGGGAAATGTCATTCAGGACAGCCCAATTTCCCCAAGTTTCAGCAATCTTCTTATCACCTTTGCCACCACCACTACCAGGGTTACCACTACCACCATCTAAAGATGGGCTGTATTTAATAGCTTCCCGGCAGGTCAAAGCACCTTCCTCTTTAACCAGGTCAATGCTCATCTGCTTTGTGTATGCGCCAAAATCCTTATAAGCCTTTAGCAGCTTTTCATTTAAAGCCCGGTTAACTGTAATTGTAATGTCTGACACAGCAGTTAACGCTGGTCTGCATCCTGGCAGTTTAACTGCACCCAGCAGCCACCAGGCTTCCGGGTTTTACCGGTGATGCGATAAACTCTGCCATCCCAGGTAAGCTTCTTACCCAGGGTCATAAAGGAAGCAGCTGCCACCACAGCAGCTGTGGCTGGTATTTTAACCACTGTTTCAATCCTATCCAAAAGCCCACCTGCTTCATAGCCTTGGGTTAGGGTGGCATCAGTAATCATAGCAGGGTAGTTAACTGCATTGATTGTCACAGTCTGTCCTGCTTCAGCTGCAATAGCCTGGGCATCAGCCAGCATCATAGCTGAAAGGTTAGCATCCATTATAGATGCACCACCGGACAAACAGCCCAGGTGACTAGGCACAAAAAAACCCCACCATTTCTGGCAGGGCTTGTGTAGTTAAGGTGTTAAACCTTAAGCTGTCTTTACCCGCTTTCCGGCTGTGCCTCGCGCCTTCGACACCCCAAAACGCATAGTGGCTGTAAGGCGCACAATGCCATCTGTGCCTTGCGAGCGCAACACTTGGACAGAAAGACCAGAAGCATCAGTGGCAGTGGAAGCTTCACCTGGGAACATACCCGCAAAAGGCGCACCCATACCGATTGCCAAGGCATCAGCACCACAGGCGAAGGCTGCGAGATTTTCCGAATTGGTAGGAAGGTCAGTGAATTCAAAGACCTGGAAACCAGCAATAGTGCCAATCAGACCGGAGCTGATAAGGGAAGATTGACCAGCCTGGTTAAAGGGGGCTGTCAGTGTGGCATCCTTACGGAGCGCACCGGCATAAGCACCATTGACCAGGAGACAGCGAGGGTCACCAGCCTTGGCATCATTCAGGTCAGTGTTAAGGTCAACAACCTGGGCATAATTGAAGTTAGCAGCTGTGATGACTTCATTAGCACTGAAGTTTGCATTAAGCAAAACAGCACCGATTTCAGAATGAACCTTCTTCACAAGCTGGTTGATGGCTTCCGGAACGAAAGCACGAGCAAGGTATTCTTCACCATATTCACCGATTTCATCAGGCGAGAAATCCTTAGTGCTGTGCAGGTGTTTAAGGGTTACGCTGACAGCAGTAAGGTCAGCTGCATCAGACTCATTGTAACCGCCATTTGCCTTAGAGAATTCTTTAGCAGCACCACCAGAAACCAGGCTGACCTGGATGGTCTTACCCACAGCATTTGTGGAAAGGTTTGTGCTGAAAGCGGACAGGAAGCCTAAGCGACCCTTAAGACCGGGAAGGATGATTTCGGAGAGGGCTGCGGGCGCAGCCGAGAATGTATTAGCCATAGTAGTTTTTTATTAGGTTAGATTGAGTTAGGGAAATTAGGAAAGGTTAAGTGGGTCTAAGATAGCTTTGTGCTTACGGAAGAAAGCCTGCTTTTCAGTGCCAGCCTTCATCTTCACAAAGGCAGACCAGACAGCCTTGGCATCCAGGGCTTCTTCATTGGCAGACTTATCAGCCGGTGAGATTTCAACAGGCTTCATCCCTAGGGAAGAAATCACCTTGGCAGCTTCCTTAGAAGCAGTGACCTGGGTGGCTTGCGCCTGGGCAAGCAAAGTGGTAAGCTCAGCCTTTTCAGTTTCAGCCAGAAGCTTATGCGCTTCAAAGTCAGCCTTCAGCTTTGTGGCTTCATCAGCCACTGCCATCTTCTCAGAAGCCAAGGCTTCAAAGGTTTTCTGTAGCTCAGACTTTTCAGCCTGAATAGTGGCAAGGGTAGAAGCCAGCTTTTCAACCTGTGCTTCCGGTGTAAGTGAATTGATTTCAGATGCCATCTTAGTTATGCACTTGAAGTCAAATGCCATTGCTTCCTGGTCTAGTTTTTCAACCTGCCGGGTAGCCCAATCAGCTGCATCCATTACATCACCGGACACAGACCCACCCCAGATAAGCCAAGCCACAGCACCAGCCCCAGGGAAGTCATCATTGTCAGGTTTGTTCTTAGGCGCATCCAGGTCAGGCTTATGCCTAGCAAACCAGGCTGGCATCAGGCGCAGCTTGCTTTCTGTGGTAAAGCCTTGGGCAAGCTCCCTGGCTTCATCTAGGGTCTTATCAGTTAAGCCATCCCCACCCTTGCCTTCCCGGTTATAATCTAACCCCCTTTGGGCATTAGCTTTAATGAAGTCTGGAACATCAATAGCCATAATCAAACCCGCTTCTTTAAAGCACCAGGTTCAAGCTGTGCCATTAGCACCTTGAAGCTATCCACCAGACCGGTAGCCAAACCCTTTGCAGCTGCTTCCCTGCCGGAAATAGAAGCACCGGTTAGGTCAGCATCAGCAACCATCTTCCGCTTCATCTTCACATCAGCCTTAAAGGTGTTGGCAGTTTCAATGACAGACTTCTGAAGGTAGGCTTCCTGGGCTGTGGTCATTTCTGTTCCTGGGATGCCAATGCCTTTCAGCTCATCTGACCGGTAAACCTTAACCTTAATGCCCATAGCCTTAGCCTGTTCAGATACATCGTGAACCACAGCATAGACCCCCACGCTGCCTACGGAAGCTGAAGGGCTGACCACCACCCGGTCACTAGCACTGCCAATCCAATAGGCACTGCTGTTCATAGACCCGGCACTGAAGGCAATGGTGGGGATTTTAAGACCCCGGATTTTGGAAGCTAATTCTTCAACCCCATCCACAGTGCCACCATCTGAATTAATGTTAAAAACAATTTGCTTAGGGTTGGCTGCAATAGCCTGGTCAATGTAGTCATCAATCACTTCAACATCTGTTGCGCCTATGGCTTCATAAGGGCTTAAGCCCTTGCCAATCATCCCGGTCACCGGGATTACAAAAGTGCCACCTACCTGGTAGGGCTTTGGGGCTTCTCCAAAAAACTTGGAAATAAGGTCAGTGAAGCCAAGCTTTTCAGTGGTAGCCAGATGCTGTTGGGCAATCTGATAATCCACTAGGAAAACCTTTTGACCGGTGATGGCTTTGTTTAGGCTACGCATAGAATAAAAGTGTTAAGGGTTTGTGTCCTGGGCTGGGGCTTCCGGCTGTGGCATTTCATCCATCTGCGCTTCAGCAGCTGTGGGTTTGCCCTGTCCCTGTTGAAGCCAATTAAAGCCAGGTTTATAAAGTGTCCAAAGTGGTATGCCTTCCTTTTCAGCAAGCTGCATAATAAACTTAAAGTCAGCAGCCCGCTTAGTCATTTCTGTGCGCAGGTCTAATCCACGCTGGGCATAAAGCTCAGACATAGACAGCAGACCTAATTCAACATCAGCCCGGTCAGCAGCTGCATCCCTACCAGCATCAATGGTTAGGCGCTTAGGGGTAGTCCAAGAAACCTTGAACCAATCAGGGCTGTCAGGCAATTCACCCCGGTCAATCATACTGCCTACCACATAAAGATAGACAGGTGTGCAAAGCTTCTCAATCAGGATGACCTGCCACCGGGAAAAAATTCTGTCAGCCTTGGCTGCAATTAAACGCAAAGCAGCTCCCCCTGCGCCACCAGGATTGGAGGTAAATTCATAAGGGATTGTTCCCCGGGCAATGTCTTTCTGCACTGCTTCTAGGAAGGCTACAAAATTATTGTTTGGACGATTTGAACCAATGCTAGTTAGGCTTTCACCAGGTTCTAGCACAGCAAGTTTGCCACCTAGTTTTCTGGACAGCACTTCACCATTACTACCAGACCCACCCAATTCATCCTTAAGCTGACCAGCCACAAAGCCACCTTGCTTCTGCAACACCCTAGTAAAATCCGCATCATTTTGAACAGCCAACATTTCCAATTTAAGTAGCTCATCCTCACTTTGAATGTCTGCCCAGCTGTGCTGAAGCATTGGCAATCCCCGGCTACCACTAGAATAATCCTGTTCACAAATCTGCCGGACAGAAGATGCGGGCAATAGTTTGCTTTTGCCTGTGCCTTCCAGGATGTTAAATGCTTTGATGCGCCCAACACTGTCAAACTGCACCCCATCAATCATCCCAGCCGGGATGGGTTCACCAGGGGGATTGCCCACCCTATGCCCTTCAACCATTTGGATTTTAGGCATCCCTTCTTCATCATTAACTAAAATGGCAAAGCTATCACCATCCCGTATAGCACCCCTAAGCAGGATGCGCTGGATTTCTACCCAGGTAAATTTACCGGATAGGTCTAGGGTCTTAGCAGCCTGGGTGAAGGCTTCTTCATAAAGTGCAGCCTTAGCTGCATCAGAACAATTTGATTGATGAGTAATGCCAGCTTCACCTGCGACATAAGTAACAAAGTCACCAAAGATTTGGCGCACCAGCCCACAGTTTCTTTCACCATAGCGAAGGCGTTTAATCATTTCCAGCCGGTCAGCCGGGGTGTAGTCAGCACTGAAATCTACAGCTGTGCCATAGACAGCAGCCCGGTTACCATTATTCTGGATGCTAGTAAACTGCTGTGTGCCAGCCAGCTTCTTAGGCTGGTTGCTGTCTGCTGTGACTTTAGGTGTTCCCTGTGGTTTCTTCTTAGGCATAAAAGGCTAGTCAATTAGGTTATCATATTTCTGGATGATAACTGTAGTGCGCTCACCATAGGTGGCACTGTCTGCAACAGATAGGGCAAAGGTGGTTTCTAGATACCTTTCCTTTGCTGGCATTGTGATGGATTTGCCAACAGATGTGCCACTGTCAGAATAATTGATGGTGACAACCCCGGTAGTTAACTCAGCCAAAGCTGCATCCCGCATAGCCACTAGGGTGTTTACAGGGATGCCTATGAAGATGCCTGAAGCCATTTGAATTGCACCATTAGTCAATTAGTGGTGAAAGCCAGGTTAGCCGGTCTGGTCATTGCCTTCAGGCTTAGGGTCATCAGGCACTGCTTCTGTGGCTTCCCTACCAATGATGCCCCAGCGCACTGCCAGGATAAGACCCATAAGCGCACAATCCCAGGCGTGGTTGCCCTGGGTCTTACCGGCTGGCATTATCCAATGTGGCTTCCCTGTCCGGCTATCCTTCACCCGCACTTCAGCTGTTAGCTGTTGCACATATTCATCCGGCACATTTCTGGGGTAGGTATGCAGTCTGCGTTTCTGCAAGCCACTTAGGAAATCCTTTGTGGGTAGGTTTCCCCACACAATCATTTCACATCTGCGTTGCTGACCAGGAATAAAGATGAGCTGCTTATCAGAATAAAATCGTTTGGTAGTTTTACCCCCACCATCCTGCACTGAGAAGTCAGCCTGACCACTACCCCTTAAAGCCTTCCATCCCCGGCTGGCACACTGCGCATAGACTTCCTGGGTCTGGTCACCACAGTCAACCCCCACCAGGGCTTTGTTTACCTGGTGCAGTTTAACCAGGTCATCAATCTGTTGCCAGGTTTCAAGTTTGCCATACCACCTTAACCGGCTGTGACCGGTCTTAGCCCATCCCCGCACTTCAGCCCAGAAGTGTCCCCGCTGCACATCTACGGAAACTGTCCGGAAGGGGATTGAACCATCAGGGATGTTGGCACTGTGAATGTCCACCACCCTGGCTTCAGGCGTTAACTTGGCTTCTAAATCCCACACATCATCTAAGGCATAATCACCTGCCTGGGCTTGGGCAGAAATCTCACCCCCATCTTCTGACCAGGGCTGTGCCATCCGCTTCATTTTCCATATCCGCCTGGGTTCATCATCCCCATATAGGTCTGCACTTTCTTTAGCCTTTAGCAGCCGGACACCTTCTTTTCCAAAGCTGCTATTGCACAAACAATTCCAATGAAGCCCAATGCTTCCCCAGCTGCTAGCCTGGGTGGTAGCCCGGAAGCCAGCACCCCGGTCAATCCGGTTAGCTTCTGCCCTAACCCCAGGGCTATCCTTCAGCCGGGTATGGCAGCTGCAACATTCATAGGTTGTGCCGGTTTCAACCTTCTGGAAATCCCACATCCCACCCACCTTGGCATCATCCGGAAAGCGCACATAATCCCACAGCCAGGGCTGGACAAAGGAACAGGCAGGGCAGCTGAAGCACCACTGCATCTGGTTAGTGCCATTGTGCAAGGTGTGGAATTCATCACCCACTGTCCCAGCCTGTGACATAATAATTACCCGCCCCATAAAGCTGAAGCTTTGGGTTCGTGCCATTGCTTCTGCTATGTGTCCCCTAGGCACTAACCAGGCTTCATCAATAATCACTGTGCGCAGGGAAAGGCGTTGCAGGTTGTTTTCATTCCAAGCCCCCCGGCAGTAAACTGTTACCCCATTGCTGAAGTCAGCCACTGTGCTTTTATCATTGTCCCCTTCAGCCAGCATTGCTTGCACCACCGGTGTCTGCTTCCACAATGGTCTGACATAGCGCAGGAAGAAATCCTTTGCTTCAGGGTCATTGGCTTGCAGCATCATAAAGGGTGCGGGTGCATTGATGATTTGCCAGATGGAATAAAGCCTAGCAAACAATGACTTCCCAGATTGGGTGCTAGCCAGGATGGTTAGCAGTTTGGTTTCTGGGTCAGTGGCAATGCGTAAGGCTTCAGCAATCCAGGGTGTCCGGTTAAGGTTAAGCCTTCCCCTGATTGGGCTGTCGGGAACATCATTCACATTGTCCTGAAGCCACTGCACTACATCCCCTGAATAACTAGGTTTGATAATAGTTTGGGCTGCTTCAATCAGCTTTGCTTCCTGGTCTGTCATAGCTTGGATGTGGCTAGAAACTTCCGGGCTTCAAGTGTCCACTTCTGCAAAGCCTTCTGCGCTACTTCCGGTCTGTCTGGGTTACAGGCTTCAGCTGCTTCTAATTCTAACTTATCCAATTTCTGAACCACCCTGGCTGTCCAGGCTTCAATGACTGTCTGGGCTTCTGTGGTCTTAATATAATCCCGGGCTTCTATTGCCCTTTTCTTTTCCTCATCTTCCAGGTCAATCAGGGTCTTAAGGCTTTGGTTATAGGCTGATTGAAGTTTAGACTGCGCTGGGTCT